CCTCGGTGTTGGTGCTGCTGGTCGTGTTCTGACCACTGCGCTGACCGTTCTCGCACGAATATTGGATCTGTGAATTGGTCGTCCCGCGAATGGCATGCGACGCATTTAGCTGGCAGATCGTCTCATGGCTCGCACCAGCTCGGGCGCAGCTAGCTGCATAAGCCACCTTAGCACCACGCCGCTTGGATTTATCCTGACGCTCGATGTCAACAGTCAAGAACATGGGCCGCCCCCGCACGTGATCCAACGCGTAGGCAAGCCAATCGTCCACCTGTGAGGCATCCATGCCGACGCCATAGGTGACATGCCCATGAGGATTGGTCCGCATCATGTGCTTGCTGCGCGCATGGACGTGCCGGCCGATGAGCACCGACTCCTGCGGCGTGCTCGCCTGTATAATCCTGGGGTCACTGGGCTTCACGACACCCTTACGGTAACCGTAGCCCATCTCGCGCTTAACATGCGCCATGGTCCTGGCATTGCGATGGTAACCTATGCCAATCAACTCAGCGGCACCACGCTCCAATCGCCTCCGTTTGCGTCCCGGTAAATGCGCCACCCACTCGTCATAAGGGGTATCGGGGTACGTGCCATTAGCAGTCAGTCGGTGGAACTCGTCCACGTCAAAATACTGCTCATTGCAAGGCGGAACTGCCGAGAGTACGCGCCCCACCAAGCCGGTGTGCTCATTATGTGTGCAGGCAGCGGCTATAGTCAGCGGGATGCCAAAATCGATGCCGTGCTGTTCAACCGAACGCAACGTACAACAACGGTCTACGTCAGGATGGCCGTGTTTATATGGTTCCTCAACGCGCGTGTTATCAAGCCAACCATCATCGCGCAAAGCCGCATGTACAGGCGTGCCCATGCAGACCTCTTCACCCACCACGTGACCCTCGAGGCTGGTGGTGAACATAACGGCCGTGTGCAGCTTGCTGACATCAGCATGTGGGCACTCAGCGGCAACGTATTTGAGTGCCATATCGACAGACTCCTCTTCCGTAAGGTCGTTGCTCAAACAATAGCCCTTCATGCGATCGTACAATCTCTGCAAACGGGAGCGTTCAACGTGTTCGGAGGTACCCGCCGCATCGCTACCGGCGTCGCAGACGTCAGAATCGACATACGCGTCGCCGTCGGCCGCAGTCGGGTAAGGATCTGAAGGACGGGTCGGGTTGAGCCATTCGCGCACAGCATCAACCAACGCTTTCGCGCGGTCCATCGTCCACCGCACAGCGGTGTCAAGAATAGGCCGCTTGTGCACGAATTCCCAGAACTGCGCAACCAACGTAGCCGTCTGGAACCCGGGTGGTGCCCAAGGCACAATCCACCGAGTGACGAGCAACAACAACAAGCTCGCGACCAGCTTAGTACAAAACTTGACTGGTAAATGCTCCCACAGCCAGGCTAGTGCCCCAATGGCTCGGTCGGCAACAGCCGACTCACGGGCAACGCGCCACATACGCAGTAATGACTTGACCCATTTGCGCAGGTCACCCTTGGGCAACTGCTTGTGCCAGGATTCCTCGAATGGGCTCGCAGGCGCTGCGGCGCGCTTGTGGTTGGCGGCGGTAAACAAGCCACGGGCAGCATGCTCGGTACGAACTGCATGTGCATAACCCATGGCCACGGCGGCACTGAGACTCTCGGCCCGCTCTTCAGCGGGCAAATTCAGAGTGTTCAACTTGTGCGTGGCGAACAGATACGTATCGTGGTAAAACTTATCACGGAATTCACGTTGCGCGTATTTCTTGCCCTGCACGTACTGTGACACCTCGGATATCAGCTGTTTAGAAACAACCATGTCGCCCACCATCAACTGTTGGCCCACGGAATAACACTTGAGGTGTCCAAGTTCCTCCCAAACAGGAGCCGGCAAGCCTGAATCACGGAGATGTTCGCCAAACTGGTACTTGCCGTAAAACTTGGGGCTCAGAACGACGGGGTACCGCGAGGCACGTGCGGTCGCCGAGAAAACAAACTCGACGACTTCCAGGCCGCCGTGGCTATACATGGGCGTACAAATAATGTGCCGACGCCCAACCTTACACGGGGCACGCAGCCAATCAGCGGAATCGTGCACATACAAATTGTGCCTACATTCAGTGTCCCACATATGGACGGTACCGTCGGCCGACCGTTGGTACTGCATTTCGGGTGTGTGCTCATCATAGGCATAAAACCCGCCCCGCGCAGCATCGAAAATATGGTGTACGCTGATGACGCGCAAGCCACGCTTGAGCCAATGCGCAATGCGCGCCGGTTTAACGTAGTATATGCGGTCCCACAATAGGACGGCCTGTACCGGTGTGCGCGCATCCCGCATGCAATGGCAGTCAGGCTTAGCGCACCCACAGTCATCCACGTTGTGGAACCGAACGTCGTCGGCGGGAGCAACGGGTGATGTAGAAAACCTAACGTTCTCATTAAAGCCAAGGCGATAATGCTTGGGTTTCACACCAATGAACGTGGTAGGCACGTCAGGCGTCATGTCAGCCAGAAGGCCTTCGCGCAGGTAATGTGCCACGGCATGTGGTCTACACTCGGCCATAGCATCGGTAACAATCGTCCATGCGGGCAAATAGCGACGCAACAGATCAACCTGGCCCGCCGTAAAATTGTCTGGTACGTGCAAATCTCGAACGCGCTGTTGGAAAGGCACAGAGCCGGCCAACCGCGCAGCCAAGCCTGCAGCGTAAATAGCATTTTGCACAGCGTCGATGGGGCAGAAGATACAGTGCGTCTCATTGCCGGCCGGATGTAAATGCGGAATGACCTCGCGCCCACCCAAATCGCGCAACAAGGGGCGAGCAGGCGGCACGGGCGTGCCTGGTCGAGGGGGAGGTGTCGGCGAGCGCGAATGTCCCGGTGCGTCCAAGCGCCGGCGTTGCCGCGGTGGCGTGCGGCGCCCAATGCGGAGGTCAGGCTCATCACGAGCCCAACGCGTTTTCGTACCGTCTAGTCTAACGATCTCCGCATTCTCCGGTATGAAGCGACGGGCAGCTTCGCGGAGCCTGTCGGTATCGCCGCCAGACCCGTCCGCTCGTGAAGAGCCGTCACTATCTGATAGGGATTCATCGTCAGAGGATCCTTCGCTAGTGCCGACAGACACATGCAGTCGTCGAGCCCGACAAGCTGCTGCGCTCGCTGCAAGTTCCTTAACGCTGCCATCCACGTCAAAAGCGTCAAGTTCGCCGGACTCAAGCTCGCCTTGTAACCGAAGATCTTCTTCAAACTTTGCTGCCCATCCCTCGCTGCGTAGCAACGGGGTAGGGCTACATGGCTCTTG